ATATATCTTTCTCATGATAACCTGTGGTTCGTTGTCCATATTCTGAGCAACCCACTTCTTCATGTTAGTAAACTCTTTGTTACGGAGATGACCAACTACCTTCTCAATACTAAATTCATTACCTGACGATAATATACCAGCATCTATTACACCTGTTGCAGAATATCTCTGCAATTCATTAATAGTCCTACGAAAATCTGGGAAGTACTTCCTTACTACCTCTGCTACCACCTTCTCTTCATACTTAACCATCTCCATCTCAAGTATAACCTTGACCCTATGGAAGAATGCTTCAGCAAGTTTAAGTTTATCCTTACCTCTAACGTTAAAGTCTACTACTGAGCACCTACTATGCAGTGGTGTTATGATTTTGTTTTTATAATTACAAGTAAAGATGAACCTGCAGTTCTTTTGAAACTCTTCAATCGACGCTCGTAAAAGTAATTGTACGTCAGGAGTTGTGTTGTCTGCTTCATCCACAATAATAACCTTGTGGTTGGAATCAGAAGTGAGAGAAACAGTACTAGCAAAGGTCTTTGCCTGATTGCGTACAGTGTCCAAGAATCGACCCTCATCAGACCCATTAATGACATAACTATCTGCTCCTAACTCATCACACAATGCTTTCGCTATTGTGGTTTTACCTACACCCGCAGACCCAGAGAGCAAGAGGTTTGGTATCTCCCCTTGCTCCAAGAATCCTTTGAATACCTTTTTAGTATCTTCGGGTAGTATGCATTCTTCAATTGTCCTTGGTCGATACTTCTCTACCCATAGAAACATTACTTAGGCTCCATAGCAACGAAATAATTTAACTCACTGTGAGTCATTGAATTAAAGTTAGCAATATTCCTATTACTAATAACTACATGATAAGATGCATCTTGTAATTTTAAATTCTCTACCTTGAAGCAGAAACAGAATGTCGTTCTCTCAGCAGTCAACTTATATTCTTCTTCACCATCTGTCTGAAGACCTTGGAAGAAGTTAACCTTCTTAAGAGGTAAAGAGAATACATTAGAAGTCTTATTCTTATTGTCCCTTACACAGATACTATACTCACCCTTGTACCCATTAATACATAGATCCTCAACACCATAAACCTTTGCAGCTTGCATCAACTGAGTTAGATCTGACTGTGGAAGATTAAACATAAGCTCTTGCTCAGGAAGATCTTTATTAAACTCAGGTGGAGTTACAATAATCTCAGGGTCACTGTAATAGAATACAGTCTTACCTTTAGTCTCCTCATCAAAAATAATTACTTTCTTATCATCAGGAAAATTCAACCAAGGTTTCTTGAATAGAGACAATGCTCCTAAGAATAATGGTAGATCATAGATCGCCATATTACATGGAATAAATTCCTTGATCTTACCCATACCAATAATATTCTTATTGACTGACATGGTTTGTACATAAGATCCTTCCTCAATAATAATAGACTTATTAATGGTACTAAAATTCCTCAACAGATCAATAGTTGATTTACTTAGTTGGATATTTGTTCTTGGATCCTTTGCTCTTGCTTCGGAATTTCGTACTGCATTTGCAGTATCTGTTTTTAATTCTGTTGACGCTATTAAATCTTCAGTCATAGTCTATAAATTCTGCTGGTGTTGGAGGTGGGACTTCTTTATCATCAGGATACGACGTGCCTGAGAAATAATATAATAGTATAGCATAGTGAATGATTTTTAACACGTCACTCTTATGCTGACTCTTTTTCTTGTAGCGAGATGCATACTTAATGATATTGGATTGACAGAAGTGCTCTGCTGATCCTATTGCCTCAAGGAGGTCTAGAGTCTGGACCCCCTTCTCTTCGTTTGAGTAGTGGGATCGGTAGGTGCTGGAGATATAATCCTGCACCACCTTGATCGTATCGTCTTCTCTGTATTTCATACAGTTAGTATATCAGCTGGCTAGAATGTTGTCAAGGTTCTCGATGTCAACCTCGTTATCAATCTTATCATATAATTCTAAGAATGACTGTTTTGTTTCATCATCGAAACGATTTAAGCATACCTTGATTGCCTTCACTCTATCAGAGAATATAGCATACGCACGGATTATGTGCACAAGACGACGTGTAGAGATAACTTCATCCACTCCACCATCCTTAAAGGTCTTACGAATAATTTCGGCCCATGTAGTTAGGTTAGCAATGTACTTATCATCACAGCAGTCCAATTCTTTACAATAGTTATTGAGCATCTTAATCTCTGTCTTGGGATTAGGATATTCTTGCTCAAATGTTAGTGGAAAACGCTCTAAAAATGCCTCATTTAGGACGTTTGTGCCTATGAATCTACCGTCTTCACTACCCTTACCCTTAGTATTAGCAGTTGCAACCACTGTAAATCCCTCTTTAGGTCTTACATAACGTCCTACCTTCTTTAGGAAGACACCATTACCCTCAAGGATTGACTGTAAACAGAGAATCTTATTGGAAGCAAGGTCGATTTCGTCAAGTAAGAGTACTGATCCACGCTCAAGTGCTTCGATGACAGGTCCATTATGCCAAACTGTATTCCCATCCACAAGCCTAAACCCACCAATAAGATCGTCTTCATCAGTTTCTACAGTAATGTTTACTCGGATAAGATCCCTCTTTGCTTGAGCACATGCTTGCTCTACACCAAAGGTTTTACCGTTACCAGATAGACCAGTGATGAATATTGGATAGAAAACCTTAGATGTTATAACTTTCTTGAGGTCAGTGAAGTTACCGAATGGTACGAAGTGGTCATCCTTAGTTGGTACCAAATCTTTTACTTCAGTTGACACAAGAGATACAGTCTTCTCTAGTTGTTCCTTTGCTTCTGCCACTGTTAGATCCCATACTCCTCTCTTTACTTTAAATTCTCCTAAGTATTTTGAGACTGTCTGATAAGCAAGGTCAAATCTCTTACATGCTGCTTGCAATTCAGGTGTCTTTACGTTTACACCAAACTCACCTACTAGGTAATCTCTGATGTCTTCAGTGGTAACTGTTAGTTTAACTGGCATTGTGTCCTTTTTGTTTTGTATACACTTATTATAACCCTATATCATAAGGTTGTGTAGGTAACCAGGACGGTTTGTTATCTGGCACACGCTTGTAATCATTTAGCACCCATTCCTTACTTGATACGTACATTTGATACGCAGTGGTAGTATCAATATCCTCACGGTACTTTAAAGAATCAGGCATTGCTCTAACAAATGGTGTGTGATGCTCTGGACATCCATTTTCCATCTGTGTTAGTGCTGCTAGTCTGATACTTCTTTCACATGCATGTTTCTTACCATACCTAGAAGTGTATTCATTACACAATGATATACCATGCTGAAATAACCACTGTAAATTGTCAGGACTTTCTGCTGCCCACTTAGTGCATGGATGATTTCTGAATGCACCCTTAGTAGTATTATATGGTTTATTATCTGCCTTTAAAACAGGTCCAACATTCCAATGCCACCTAGAAAAGACCAACGCAATCATTTGCGTGGTCTCAACAGGCATCTTAACAATGTATTTGTCTGGTAGAGAGAATGCTGCTAGTGCAGGATCCTCATCTACTGCAAAGATATTCATGCTATTTGATCAATGAAAGAGGATAAGATCTTCTTGTTGTTTGACTTACCCTTAAGAGACTTAGTGAATGCTCTCTTAATATCTGCCTTTGAATCTGACTTAGGCTCAAACTCAGTGTCAATATTTAGATGCTTAGATGATAAAAAGAATAACTCTTGATACCCTTCTATAGGTGCAGAGCAAGACTTATTCTTAGTCCATGCCTTCTTAGCATCTTTAATCTGTCTCTCATTCAACTCTTCTGCATATTCAACATGCTTATTAACCTCACGATTAGATGCGATACGGAATCCTAAGAAATTACATGAAGGATAGCGACCCTTAAGATACTGTAGTAACTGTTTGGTAATTGAGTGCTGTGGTCTCATGTTATCAAACTTATATGTCCTACCATTTCTTCTATCTCTGAAGGAAGTGTTGTAACGAAGACCAGTCCTATGGATTTTGTCTTCACCTCTCCACTCACTCTCAGTCCACATACCAGAGTGTTGTGCATCACCATCAGTTAAGATAACACAGTGTGTCTTCTCAACTCCATTCCTCCTTTGGAAGTCAGGTATAAGACTTTGCAAACATGCAAGTGCTTCATTAAGTGGTGTGCCACCAAGATTCAAATGATTTGGGATAGCATTAGGGATCTCATGTCTTCTCTCCTCACAGTGATAGTAACTCATTCTATAACCATGACCATAACGAGACTCATACATGTATGTTACTCGGAATAATTCCTTAGCATACAAATCAAATGTTGCATTGTTAAGTTTACTGCTAAGGAAGTTTAGTAAAGAGAATTCCCAAGGCACATGGAAGGTATTAACACGACCAACCCACTCTTCTCTATCTCTAGCATTAAGAGAAATATAATGTCCATCTTGGACGAATGCATATACCTCAAATGGGATGCCTGATTTACGACAGAAGAAACATAATGAAAGCAATTGCTTGTATGTGTCATGGATAACATCTGCCATTGATCCAGACCAGTCTAATAGGAAGATCAATCCATGATTCTTACCGTCAGGTCTGACTGTTATCTTCTTAAAGATGTCATCATTCCACTTATATGTGTGGAGTTTTGCCATATCAAGACTACCAGTCTTAGCAACTTGCTCTCTAGCATATGCAGCAGCAGACTTCTTCATCTCAAATTCTTTAGAGAGATAGTTTACTTCCTGACTTGCCTTACGTTTGAATATTCTATACTCAGAATCACATCTCTCCCAGTTTAACTCCTGATAGTATTCATACTCCTTATTTGTATACTGCTCTTGACCCCAAAACTCAGAAGTTAACTCATGCACCTTGTGTGGACTCACTACATGGTGAGAAATATCCACGTCATCAATCTCAACGTAATGCGTTTGGTCTCCCTGATAGTCTGATGCAAGTTTCTTGAGATTATCTGCGAGGGACCTATCTGTCTGAGCTTCAAGGTCACCTGCTTCTGTGCCACCTTGCTTAATCGCTTCACCCTCGGATTGATCTGAGTCTGATTCAGTCTCTTCAGGTTGCGAATCAGATTTACCATCTGTCTCTCCGTCTTCACCATCTGGTGCTTCTCCCACGGAGTCTCCTGTAGTCCCATCGATATTAAGATCTGATTTATCTTCCGTCCCAGATAAAGACTCCAGTTTCTCCTTCTCTTTTTGACCTTTTTCATACTCATAAATTGCTCTTGCACACTCCAATGCTTGCTCAAATGTTTCTGCTGCCCCTACAGCGTCTCTGAGGGGTGCCTCAGCGTCATTAAATGGGATCATTTCATAGGATCCGATCTTATAATGAAGGTTAATTCTGTCAATCAGATTCATATACTCAACATCTATGTTTTGAATCTGGAAAAAGTCACCTGCATTGAGTTGCTTATACCCTTGGAAGAAATCCTTAGCAAGACCAGGAAACTTACGCTTCATTAGTTTCTCAATCCTTGCATCTTCAGTGACATTTACATAAGACTTAGGGCACTCTAAGGTTTTCCACTCCTCATTTGGTGTGAAGAGTGCGTGTCCTACTTCATGTCCTACTAATAGGTTGTATACTCTCTCTGTTGTGTCCCATATAGGTAAGACCAAGACCCTCTTATCAACATCAAAGGATGCAGTCTCAACTACCTTATGTTCTACTATAAGATTCTCTGTTGCGAGTAGTTTGGCAAGTGTACCTTTGATTTCTTGTTGCTGAAGCATTGATCCTTTCGTGTATATGTACAGTATAAGACCCCCTTGGGTGCTTTGGGGGTCCGAGTAGACACTTCTTTAAGTGTCTTCGCCTCTCTCGTGCAGACCGCAGTGCTTGCGGCTTGAGATGACGTTTAGCAGCCTTCTTACTATGATGCTGCCAGTTTGGAAAAATCATTTGCCTTCTCAAACTTCAGGGTTTTCTCAAATTTATCAAGAAGTAGCTCACCTTTGTGAGAAATGACAAATAAATTAACATTCTCACCTAATCCCCTTAGAATCTTCAGTAATTCATCTGTACTAGAGTCATCCAGTGAAGAGTCAAAGACCTCATCCAGTATAAGAAGGTTAGTAGCAGCAGAATTCTTGAGTCTTGCGATCTCTCTCCATGTAAAGAGGAGTGCTAGGTCAATCTTCTGCTTCTCACCCTCTGAGAATGAGGCATAGGAGAATTCATCTCTGAATCTACTCTTAATTACTTCATTGAACTCATCGTCAAGGGTAAAGTTAACGAAGAAGTCCATCGACTGTAGATATTTATTAATCATCTGGTTGATTACAGGTATGAATTTACTAATGATCTTACTTTTAATACCAGAATCTTTTAATAAGGTACCAACCAGCGTTAAATTGTCATAATTCTTATTTTCTTCAGCACAGTCACTTTCAGTGGCCGAAAGTAAGGACTGATACTTATCTAATTGTTCTCTCTCAAGATCAATATCAGGTGCCTCTTGGTTTACTTCCTTCATCAATTTCCTTAACTCATTCTGAAGGGCACTGATCCTTGCATTTGCCTTGTTTATATCCTGTGCATGACCTTGTAACTCCTTAATCTGTGTATTCCCTCTGTTAAGTGAGTCTGTGATTATATTAAGTCCTTCTAAAAATCTCTTCTGTCTCCCTTGTGCTCCATCAATCAACGCAGTCTTGTCCATTAACACTTGATTGCATGTAGGACAGTTATCATTCTCCCAATAAAACTTCAAATCCTTGTCAGCCTTCTCTAGGTTGTGAGTTATCTTGACCCTCATCTCCTTCATCTCATCATACTTTAATTGTATGTCTTGCATTCGATCAATCTTCTTAGTCAACTCAGTGATCTCATCTTGACTAGTCTCAACCTCTGTATGAATCTCTTCCATACGTGCTTCCATCTTACTCTTATGCTCACTGCTGAGTTTCTCTAAGGTAGTAATGGATCTTTCTTGCATTTCAACCTGTTGAGAAGCAAGTTTCAACTCGTGCTCACAGTTCTTTATGATATCCCTTGCATCTTTTAATCTATCTTTCAATAGATTATTCATTCGTGAGAAGATCTGGATGTCCAATAGATCTTCGATAACTTCTCTCCTGACAGGAGCGTTGAGTTGCATGAATGGGACAAATGTGGATGAACCAAGGATGACGACCTGTGTAAAGGATTTGTAATTAAACTTGAGGATGGATTGCTCAAGGTACTTCTGTGTATCTTTGGAAGCAGCGTCTTGGTCAAGTAGTTTACCGTTTCTATAAATTTCAAATACATTTGGTTTCGCTCCTCTAATTACTTTATAATTTATACTACCTATAGTAAATTCTATCTCTACTGTGGTGTCTCGCTCATTTATACTGTTGACCAACTGTAACTTAGTGATCTTTCTGAATGGTTTGTTGAACAATACAAAGCACAGAGCATCCAGCATCGTGGACTTCCCTGCACCGTTGGCACCTATGACTAGGTGTGATTGAGCATCAGTTATATTCACCTCAGTGAAAGAGTTTCCAGTAGATAGGAAATTCTTCCAACGAATCTTATCAAATACAATCATTTAGTGTCGTCTTGTGGGGGAGGAATTACAAATTCATCTGGTCCTATAAAAGAAAATGCATACCCATGCATCGTACAATTCTCTTTGACCTGATCTTCTTCGATTTCCTGTACAGTTAGCTTCCTAGGATAATCATCAGCTAGCAGCATATCATAATAACGTGTCGCATCATCTTTGTCAACAAAGATCTGGACCACTCGCTCAGTATGATTGTCATCCCTTACAGCATATACACCACCTGTCTTCTTGTCAAGTAGCACAAACATTAACAATCTGTTGCCTCCATGTATAAGGATTTAAGTATTGGAAATATATCATCTTTATTATCAAACTCTGAAACACAGTGCTCTAGTATAGTAAGTGTGTCTTCAACCTCAACGTCAGTTTCTACATTGTCTAGATCATATGTTACATCTTCAATGATCTTTAGATCTGCTAGGTCAACTGCCTGTAATCTTCTAACCACCTGATCAAATTTTACTTGATCATCCTTCTCTTCAACGATGAGTTTAACATAAGTCCCTTCTAATTTCTTAAGAGACATTGGTGTCAGATTAAGATCGTCTTTATAAAATATTTTATTGAAAGTGTGATAAGGATTCTTATAGAATTTTAATTTTCTTGTAGAAGTATTTAGTATATGAAACCCACGATCATGACCGTAATCATTCCAATACAATTGACATGGGTTACCTAGGTAATGGATGTTAGATTTATGACTTCTACAATGAAAATGTCCTGAGCATACCATTTTAAACTTAGACAGTGATGTAGGATCATCACCATTTTTCATAGTTACACCTGGAATTGGATCAAAACCATTCAATTCAAAGTGACCCATGCAATAGTCAGCATCTGTATCGTTTATTGCTTCAAAACATGCTTCCCTATTCTCTTCACATATCCAAGGGACAAGCATCATCTTTACCCCACCTATAAGCCTCTCACCTGGACAATAAATGATCTCAATATTATTAAACTCCCCAAGAAGAAGCTCAGGGCTGTTAACACGAAGAGTATTCTTGAAATAGATGTCATGATTTCCTAGCAACATTGTCATTTTAACACCTCTGTCCTCTAGAGGTCTAAACCACATGTCTTTTGCGGCTTCTAAAGAGTTAAAGTTAACTCCCTTTCTCCTATCAAAGGTGTCACCTAAACATAATATCTCTGTAATACCTTCCTTATCAATGGTTGGTAGTACCTTCTCAGTATAAAACTTTCTATATCTATCAACATAGTGCACATTATCGTTACGCACACCAAAATGCTGATCAGTTATCAATAATACTTTATCCATTACCAAACACCTTTAAAGTTTATACTGATCGCAATTCTTTTATTCTTAGTAGGACTAGTGCGATGACGCATCCAACCAGGAAATAGGAAGAAATCACCTGTTTTCGAGGCTATACTCTCAGACATTAGCATATCACCCTGCTCTCCTGCAAGTGGTGTCATCTTATGAATATAATCCAATGGATTAATAAACTCAAGATCAGCACCCTCCACCTTCTCGACATAAAAAACAGACGCTACGTGCGTCTGCCTGTGTCCATCACAGTGTCCATGCTCTTGTGTCCTGTCACCTACACTATGTTGATTAGCCCAACATGATTCTACCTCTAAGGTAGCAGGGACATAGTGTAATACTTCCCAATATTCATGCACTCTAGGCATAAGAGCATCAACCAGAGACGAAACCTCTGGATATTGATGTAAATCTAAACCTAACTGACCAGTAGAAAGACCTGTCTCACCAGCCCAAACACCCCTATCACACTGTTGAAATAGATTGTCTAGTCTGTTGCGAAGATTGTCTAAAGGAAGATCTAATTTACCATGATGTATTGGTATCGCAAATAGATCCATTAATTCCTCATACTTGTCTCAATTCTACCCTTAATGCTATTCATTTCAGAGTGATCATCATTATTATCTGAATGGAATACTTGCTCATACCCACTCTTTTCTATTAACTTATCACGTATATCCATCTGACGCTTCTCTTTTGCTATCCTTCTTAAGAAAGCGTAATATATTATCTGTGTGAAGTATGCAAATGGATTCTTACTTTTCTCTGGATTAAAATTATCGATATACTGGACACAATTCTCCACTCCATCAGAGATCATGTCCTCTTTATACATGTAGTTAATAAAGTTTGGTCTATATGATAAGTGTGTTGCTATTTTTAAAAAACATTCCGCAAGATAATGAGTGATACGAGGTTTCTCTTCATCATTTCTCTTCGCAGCCTCAACCGCAAGTCGATAATTCGTTATCTCTTGTAAAAACTTTTTGTTATCAACGTAGTGTTGCTTCTGCTTACGAGCCATTTTAGATGCCATATAATTATCTCACCTGTATACATTGTATAGGTTAATTCAAATACTGTCAAGAGTTAGTGCGTTTCCAGAAGTCCTCCAACTTACTTCTAAAGTCAGATACCTTACCAACCAATCCCATATTAGGATTCATTTTAACTTCAACATCTGTTTTAGATGTCTTACACTCTTTACGCACCCACATTTTATACATCAGGATACTATCCATAGACATAGGTGCCACAGTAACAACGTCATCTTCATTAACCATGTAGAAATCTTCATCAGAAAACATCATCCATTTGAGTAGACCAACTGCCATACCAATATTCCCATCCTTCTCTACTTGATGCATGTTAGGAGTAGCAGGTTCCTGTATATAAAATACAGTCTTATCTGGATTGTCGTCTTCTATTGTAGCAATCATTGTACCTAAGAGAGTGTCACCAGATTTTAACTTGATGACTCCATAGAATTCTTGCTCGTGTCTGATGTATTGGATAGTCATTTCTTAAAATTGACCTTGGTTATATCATAATCAAAGCACTCTTCATCATATATTTTCATCCTTTCTACAAGATGTCGAAGAGTATAATTATACTGAGAGTCCTTAGAGCAGTCATCAGCAATGTCATACAACACTGCCTGTGCTTTATTGTCTCCTTTCCTCAGAACCCGTCCAATGGACTGTAGATTTCTTACCCTAGACTTACTAGGGGATGCAAAGATAACATTGTGGAGATTACGAATGTTAATACCTGTTGAGAAGGTTCCATATGATGCTAATATTATAGCATCCTTTTGAGTTTCGCAAATCTTACGAGCCTCTTCTCTTTCAACAGCATCAACTCCTCCATGTATAAAGAAAACCTTACGATTTTTCTCTACTTTACTATTTAGTATTTCCCATATAGGTTCTCCGTGCTTCTCTATGTAATTATAGAGTATAAGAGTGTTACCCTCTAGGTCTAGTGCTAGATTAGTAATGAAATTACTACGTTTGGTGTGCATACAGAGGTAATCCATCTCCTGTTGATAGAAATCAAAGGGTACCCAACCATGTTTGAGTAGTATTATCCGCACCTTAAGAGGAGTAAGGTGACCTTGTTTCATTAACTCTACTGTATTAGTAACCTTATCACATCTACCAAACAATCCTTCTAGTACCAGTTGGTGTGCTTCCATACCATCCAGAGTACCAGTCAGTCCTACCTTATACTTCGCATCATAGCACTTCGTAAGGATGCCCACGAGTGATTTAGCTTTATAAAGGTGTGCTTCATCCCCGATAACGACATCAAAACGTTCAAAAAACTTATTGGATTCCTTATAGATAGACTGCCAAGTTGATATAACGACTTTATTATCGACATACTTTTCTTCTCCTGCACTAATCTTATGAACTTCCCTGACATCCCAACCATAATCTATAAAATCCTTATACAATTGTTCTACAAGAGAAACAGTGGGGACAATAATTAATATCTCCCTCTCTTTTAGCAGGTGCCAACGCACCAATGCATATATTATTAGCGATTTTCCCGAGCCCGTGGGGGATAATAAAAGCTTGCGACGAAATTTAATCGCAGTGTAAATTCCTTTAAGTTGGTAATCTCTGACCTTAAAGGGGAGCCTAAGAGAACGAATAAAAGCCGCTGTGCCTTCAGGTGTGACATACTCTTCAGTATCATTTGGCCTACCATAGTATTTATCTTCTAAGACCTCATAATGATAACCCTTAGTCTCTAGGTAATCAGTAAGGTAATCATATAGACCACAATATATCTCTCCAGTACCAGGTGAATATAATCTTATCTTCCCATCCCAGTATCTCCGTTTGACTGCTGGCATAAACTGTGCACCAGGTACTTCAAACTGAAAATGCTCACTTAATTCCTTATGAAGATGAGGTTCTGCCTCCACCTTCAGGAAGATCTCGTTCTTCTTTATGATGGTGGTCATCGAATCCCATAATACTTTACAATTTCGATAGTGTTCTTAATAGCAAATCCTCTATTGTGGATCTCCTTAAGTATCCTATCAATAGAATTTATACAAGTTTCTAGGTAGTCTATTTTCTGCTTGGCTCGACATACATCATCATCACTATCGATGAACATGTCAAGATCACCCTTTAATACCTTGAGATCAAAGGGTTTCTCAGCATATACTGTAGCAGGTGCCTTACCGTTATAGTATAACCACTTCTCTTTATACAACTGCTTATACTTTTTCTCCGCATCAGAGAGCATAAGTTTAAATTCATTGTATAGTTGCAAATATTTTGCATGGAGTCTTGGGGTTTCCATACTATCGTTGGCAAGCAACTCTGGTAAATCCCTGTGGTCAAAGAACTTCTCTGCATCCTTTGCCCACATCTCCTCAATTTTATCTAGATTCATTAACAATCACATAAGTCAGGATGCTCACCTGTGTCACAATATGTCTGAGCATGTTCACCTGTAATTTCACAAGTGTATAAGTCTGCTGTGCCAGGCATAGTAAATCCATCAGGTAATGCTATTCCACCATGATTAGTACATCCTACTAACAATGGTGCCAAGAATAATAGTTTCTTCATTTAGTCGATTTGCGTATTACGTTTCGATTCTTCTTTCTTACGGATCTGATAAGCAAGGTATCTAAATGATACTGTTGCCATAGCATACTCCGTGCCATCTACTGTAGCATTAAACTCCAATGCATTCAACCCTATAGGTATTAAATCTTCAAATACAACGTCAAAATTGTGTTGGAAATTACTGTTGAGTACCATCAATGTGGCATCAGCGTAGAGGTCTGTGTTACCAAACAACTGCTGCATCTTAAGGACAAACTCTCTCCTCTCAATGGTAGAGTCAGGAGTACCTAGTGCACGTATCCAGTTGTGTAGTATTAAATAATTTTCTAAATTCTCATCTACCAAAAATGATAGTGTTAAAGGATCATACTCTATGAATCCTTCCAATGGTAGTGATCTAAATGGTGTGGACTGCTGCTGAATACTTAGATTCATACTAGGTATGTTAGCAGTCTGACAGAAATAAGATACCTTTGGGTATTTTGCGAGACTAAACTTGAACCCTATCGGGGATAGGAAGTTTCTATTCTCTATTTGTTTTTTCCACGTAGTCATGTCATCCTTTCCCAGATACCTCTGGCATGATTGTTATGCTCAACTAATTTCTGAGCCCAGATCCTATCATCAAGACTGACCTCCCTGTTAAGACGAGTCTTACAGGCAATAACAGACAGCCTAAGTCTATAGTCCTTACTTAACATATTTATATCCGTGGTATATATGCCTTATACTTCTCAACCTGTGGTATAACATCTTGCTCTACCCTCTCTACAATCTGATCGATTATATCAACATCAATATTCATAAATGGTGGGATGATACCTAGTATTCTTAGGAGACCATCAACAAATAATGCTAGACAGGTGAACCCCAGAATCATACTGATGATAGTAGCGTCACGATTGTGCTTACGCATTGACTCTTCATCGATGCGTCGTGCTTCTGCGACTGCCTCAGCAATTAATATATCAACCTCCTCCTTGGTGTAGGAGATCTTTCTGATCATTTCTTCTGTCATACGTCCATTGTAGCATTACATATAAAATTCGTCCAGTACGTCTAGTGTTCTGTTTAGGTACTCATTGGCACCAATGCATTCCCACTTACCTTTCTCTCCTATCTCACACTTATAGTGTAACTCTCTCTTAAGTTGCATGAGCTTAGAAGTCATATCAACTTTAGTCAGCCTACCGTTCATGGCTATACCTATTCTACTTAAGTATTTAGGATCATAGCATAAAAAAAGAGACCCCGAAGGGTCTCTTGTGTGTATATCGGAATACGATATTACATTAGGTTTGTTACCTTAACACGTCTGTAATAACGGTTAGCATTAGCAGTAAGAGCACCTTGACCTTGTGAAAGACCCTCAGCGAATGGGTTTGCAACCATTCCGTAACGAGTCTTAAAGCCAATTTTAGGTTGGAATGTATCCTGACCTACGGCTCTGACCATTTGTAGTGGGACATATGGACAATAGAATAGTCCTGCATCATATGCACTACTACCTTTGTATCCAGAAACATAGAAGTGATTGTCACTTACGTTTGCTGAATAAGGGTCAACGTATACCTTTGTGCGTCCGTTGAGTGTTCCAACAAGAGTTGAAGAGTTGTCATCAACGTTACCCAATCCACCAACAGCACCATTGATGCCAGATGAATAGTCAAGCACACCAGCCATTGATAGAGCACTTGCTACGTCTGCGGAGCAGATCAATAGGTTGCCCTTTCCACGACGAGTCTCATGCCCGATAGCGTTTTGGTCTCTTTCAATCTGGAATAGAAGTCCTTTGAATTTCTCAACTGACCATCTTCCGTTTGAGTCAACGTCTAGGTCGAATGTACCAGCAGTTGCTGTGTTATTCTGAGCACCTGGACGTGCGATCTTGTAAACAGTTCTTACAACTTCTCTGTTGATCTCAGCGAGAACTTCAGTAGAGAGGATGTTTGCAAGCTCAGACTCAGCGTCCAATCCATGAACTGCCTTAAGGTCTTGAGCAAGCTCTAAACTGTACTCAGCTTTCAAAGCACGTGACTTAGCAGTAACAGTAACCTTCTCAATAGAGAATCCCATTTCCTGGAAGTGGTTACTAGCACCGTCACCTAATGCTTCAGACTGAGCAGTAGTCATACCTTGACCACCGATGGTGTAGTTACCAGCAGCGTCAGCAAGTAGTCCTGGGTTGCTTCCTGTCTGAGTATTAGATGCTAAGTTGTTAGCACTGTTTTCAGATGAATGCTCAGTGTCTGCTTCATTGAAGAATGCTTCAGATGCACTGTTGTTGATGTCACGGTTTGTACCGTAAGTAGATCTCATCGCAAAGATGAGTCCTGTTGGTCCAGTCATTGGCTGGACACCGCAGATGTCATAAGCAATTAGCTTAGGCATACTACGACGAATTAGTGAAATAAGAACTGGGTCGAAACCTGCTACAGGACCTGTTGCGGTACTGCCACCTGAATAACCTGTGCCACCTAGAGAGTTGGTGGGTGCAGCCTCAGTTACGAGACCACGCTCTTCTTTCAAAAACTTTTCTTGGTTTTCCAAGAGGACTGATGTAACCGCTTTTCTATAAGTATCCTTAATAGGATCGAGCTCAGAGTGCTCAAGAATAGGGTTCCACTTCTCTTGGAGTGATTCTGCGTTAAACATTTGTTAACTGACTCCGTTTAAGAATAGAAATTGTGGATTATTTGCCCCATCTAGCGATTGCTTGTGCATATGCTTCCATAGCACTACCGCTTTCTGGTGCGTTCTCTACTTGGACATCCTCAGAGACAGTTGTCTTCTCAGGCTTCGTAGAGAAATAGGACTCACGTAGTGTAGAAACTTTCTCTTTGAAAGTATCTTCATTTTCAAACTCAACAGCTTCTGCTAGAGATACTAGCTTCTCTTTCTGAGAGAGGCTTAGTCCCTCAGCAATCTCTGTCACAATCCCATTCTTAATATAGCCGCCAACTTTCTTAGAAAGTCCAACGTTTTCTTCAATAGACTCGTTGAGTTTAGACTCCATGTTGTTAAGCTGACTCTGTAGATCATCTACAAGGTCAACCTTCTCGTCAGGAATTTCAATGTAATTCTCGACGAAAACTTTTTTAAGTCCGTGAAGTACTGACTCTCCCATCTCTGCCTTAATACCAGCTTCAACAGCGAGGGAATTTTTCTCCATCCACTGTCCAACAGCATAGGTTAGATAGTCATCAACTTTCTCAGAAAGTTCTGTCTTCACAGTCTCAATTTCTTCTGACAAGACCTTTGCATAGTCTTCATGCATTCGGTCAAGTTCTTCGTTTAGCTTAGAAACTACAGCAGCTTCAAAGATAGTTTTTGCTTTCTCTTTGAATTCTTCTGATAGGTTCTCGCCCTCTGTAAGAGCAGCAACGTCAGCACTGAGGTCAACCTCAATAACTTCACGCTCTGTTTCTACAGGATTTTCAGCAATCACGTCACCTTCTGGTTCGTGTCCTGCTTTAACGTCACCCTTGTCACTAAATTCTGCCTTCTGTGCGGAAGCATCAGATGGTTTAGTTGTAGGTGCTTGGGCGTTTCCACCAGCGATAGTCTTATACTTGTTACTATCATCATCTGGTTTGGAATTGAAAGGTGTTGGACCTCCTAAATCTTGTACACCTGCGAGACTACTACCATCAGGACCTAATTTACCTTGAGGTTCTGCTGGCTTCGCTCCTGCGGTTACACTTGATTCATCCAGAGTTTTAGTGTTCTCTTCTGACATTGTAGTCTCCGTATCGATAAAATGCGATTGCTATTAGTTATTTAGACAACCAGGTTATTACAAGCTCTGCATAAACTGGTTAAATGCGGAAAGTTTTACCTGTTCCATTTGATTTAGTGCAGCATTATCAATTCTTTTTTTGATTTGCTCCACTGTTTGCTCTTGAACTGACCCATTATTGTAGATCCATTCCTTTCCTTCCATGATTCCATTGACGAAAGCATCTGGTGCGGAAGGATCAGCAACAATATCTGCTGCTGTTGCGAGCATAAAGTCATCCATGACGACTTTAACACCATCTCTTTCTCTTATAGTACCAAGTCCACGGGATGAAACACCCAACTTGACACCCTCATCAATAAGATTCTTGGCAATGTTACCCATTGGTGTATCCAATAGTCTTGCCTTGCCAACATAGTTATTACCTTCCTGTTTAAGGGAAGTGATGAGATGTGACACTCTATCTAGGTTGATAGTAGGACCATCAGGATGACCCAACTCTCCTAGTGCACGTCCCTTCTCAATATACTTTGTGTTGTAAGCTTTTGCTTCACGTTGCAATGTCGAAATAGGATACATCCGACCATTGCGGTTTTTGATCTCCCCCTGCAAAAATACACCCTCGATAAAATGAGATTTTTTCCCATTCTTACCTTCGGTGATTGTTACTTTAGCGGTTTCAATCTCCTCCCTGATCAGTTTCATTTTTAGGTTCCTCGGTTTCGGTTTCGGTTGAAGCTTCAGGTGGTTCAGCATCCGCAGGTTGCTCGGTGTTTTCAGGACCGTCTTCCTGTGGTTTAAATAAAACCTTTCCAACTTCTTGCTTCCTTGCATCTATGGCATCAACTGCTTTCGCATTCATACCCTGTACAACGTAATCGGACAGATCTTTCTGTCCAGCAAACAGTGCGTTTACTATATCTCTAGCGACATCAGTAGGCATAATGATTCATTAATATAATATTATTTAGATGTTTCCTTTTTTATAGTCCGCATCACTGATACCTGCTTCCGCAGGATCTGGTTCTGGGGGCATCAAAGACATCTCCATTTGAGCAACTTCCAACTTCTGCATCTCTACAGGATCAACAAGTTTACCCTCTGAGATCTCAGTCTCCATCTGCTCTTGTATCTCATTAAACTCTTCGTCTGTCTGACGTAATATCTGACGACGCATATATTCAAGTGAGAAATATTTACCAGCGAAAGGATCCATTTGAGCAACAAGAGCCATACGCTCATTCATAATCTCTTGCTCTTTCAACTCACTGAAGTAGTTGTCAGCAACAAAATCATACTGAATATGCTCTTTACATTCATCCCACTCTTCTAAAGTTAGGACACCCTTGAGTACCAATTGTGTCTTAAGAAGATCGTTGAATAAATCAGAGAATCTCTTACGCAGTCTAGCTATAAACTTCTGGAATTTAACTTCATCACGTGTGATCTCAGCAGATCTACCAACGTTAAATGATGAATCAGATTCCAACCTTGACTCAGGTACGTTTAATGCTCGGTAGAGTTTCTTCTGGAAGTACTTGATGTCTTCAAGTTCTCCAAGATTTTGTCCACCTGGGAGCGTAGAGATTTCAGTACCTCGTCCTCCTTCTCTTCTGGGTAACCAGAAGTCTTCGAGCATTGACATGAATTTTTTGTCATCTCGTATCTCTCCTGTATCTGCATTATAGACTAACTTATTTCTATAGCGAGACATTACCTCTTTAAGGTACTGCTCCGCTTTTTGTTTAGGTAGATTACCTACATCAATATAGAAAATTCTTCTTTCAGGTGCTCTCGATAATCTGTAGATAACAAGAGAATCCTCAATCATTCTAAGTTGATTAAGACCCTTAATTGCTTTATGAAGATAAGAAAGAACTCTATTCTTATTCCTATCAACTAAACCAGAAGTACAATAACAAACAGAATCTTTAGCAATTTTTATAGCTTTCTTATCACCCATCTGTCCAATCATTGAAGTTGGATGTTGAATTTTAGGTGTATAAAGATAATATTCATCAAACTCAGGATTAGGAACAGCATCTTCATTATTCCTTAATCTTACTGATAAATCACCATTACCTGGTTTTTTCTTCTCTTGACGAATAAACTTCATCTTAAGAGGATCAATATATCTTAAATCTTGTAATCCTTCTTGTGGAGCTTTTACATCAATAACTTTTAAGTAAAATACTCTACCATCTACATACCAATTTCTAAAAATTTCATGAGACTTTTTATCAAAGTCCATTAATTCTTTAATATATCTAAATTCTTCTCTAATTTTTTTCTTTATACTCTCTGTAGCATTTAGATTTGATAACTCAACTTCTACAGGAGAATCATATAGATCACTAACTATTGCTTCATTTACTACATCTTCAATAGCACCATCCACTTCTGGATGCAATGCCATTTCTCTATATCTTTTTATTAGATCATATTCTGAACGGTACGCACCTTCAATATCTACATATTGACCATAAAATCCACTTGATATAAAATTATCAACCCCATCCTCATTGTTCTTGGGAACAGGGCTGATTATCGAAGTGGATTTCTTTTGCGTTTCCTCAATTGAAAACCCGAAAAGTTTTGCCATAGTATAAAATTAGTCTCTTTATGATCTATTTAGTTGATGTTGTCACCACCAGCATTTGGACCAGTTCCTTTAATTGCTTCATAATACTGAACTTGTAGTTCAACAGTGAATTCTTGAATTCCTTGAGCATCATAGGAAAGTTCGATAGGTCCAACTTGAGTTGGGAACGTATCATAGAATCTATAAGATCTTAGAGTAGATCCATCACGATCTAACTGATAGACATAAGCATCTGCCTGATAATCTGCTGGATTAACTAAACCAGTGTTATCAGATAGTCTGTTTATAACATTCATCCAGTTTTCAAACGCTGAACGAATAGCAAAATCAGTATCGTTAATTACGGTAACAGTCCATGTATCAAATGTTCTGTCTCCAGCAATTTTAAGAATCCTTCCTCTAAAGGGAATATCGATCTGAGCAACATTGGATGCTGGTAAATTAGCACCCTTTACTAAGAATCTTGCTTTTTCAAGGACATCTTGATCTGGTTGAGCAGCATCAGGGAAAGTGAGGACAACTTCAAACAGATTGGCACGAGCACCACCACCTGTCAACTTACTCTTGAAGTTGGAAATAGTCCTTAATGGTGGTGGATTGACTTGGTTTCTAGCCATGATTGTTTTTTAAACCTCTAATTAAACGGAACCGATTACTTCTTCAAAAGCAACACCAGTTCTGGTAGCAACAAAGGTTAGACCAATGAAGTTGATAGAACGTGCAGGTTTGATGAAGATGTCAGCAACTAGTTCGTTAGAATCAATAACTGCTGCTGTGTTGTTAGTCTCATCACAAATAACCACGAAGTCAAAGATACCTCGTTTTGCTTGAACATCTCTTAGGAATGGTTCAATGATATTTACAAAGTTAGTCCTTGTAATTTCATCGTTGAACTCAAAGAGTTGATCTTTAGCAGCAGCAGAAATAGCATCTTCAAGATAGATGAATAATCTACGAACGTTAATGCGATCAAATGCGGATGCTTTTCCAAATGCTGTCTTATCACCGAATAATACGATTCCAGCACCAGGAGAGTTAATAACAGGGTTAACTCTATTTGTGTAGAGTATATCTCTCTGTTTTTGTCCTGGATTGTATACTAATTTAACTGCGTTAAGAATAGCACCTCTTGCTGTTCCTGCAGGTGAGAACCAAGGGAACTGTTCGATACTTGTTCTAGCACAAGTTCCAGCAATGTCTCCATTTAGTGGAACATATCTGAATGTGTTATTAAAACGATCATACATGTACTTGTAACCACTATCGATTACACCGTATGTTGTTGAAGTAATGTTACCAGCGTATCCCTTTACCTTTTCAGTAATGGTATCAATGTCATTAACCGCATCAGTATTAGTACTGTTATTGGCATTATCATTAATAAATGCTGTTCTATAAGGAGAAACAAATGCTACAGCATCTTTTCTTGCTTCTGCTACAGCGATACATTTGTTTGCCAAAGCAGCACAGTCAAATTCACCGTAACTTCCAGATCCTTGAAGAATGAAGTCTACTTCAATATCTTCTTTATTTTCAAATAAAGTTAGACCTGAAATAATATCATCTAATCCAGAATTCAAAGCACCAGGTGTAACCAAATCTGTTTTACCACCGTAATTCTTACCACCTTGTAAAGTAAGTTGGTTATTACCTGAACCAGCAAAAATAATTGAACCAGCATCCTGATCCCAATTAGTATCAAGATCATAGTCGTTAGTAGAACCACTATGAGATACTGTTGCTAATCCAACTGCTGATTGACCTACTATTGATTTAGGACCACTTAATCCAAATACATAATTTGAATTAATTTCTAGATACTTTCGCCAGTAAGAAGAACTTCCTACAGAATACTCAGCATCTTTTGCTTTTGAAAGTGATAAATGCTTCTCAAGAACTGTTCCAGCATTACCTGTAACTAATCCTAGATCATCAATCACAACAACGTGAACCTCATCAAATCTACCACCTCTTTCTGCAGCATATGCTGAAGTACCAGGTGTCGATGCTAAAGCATCCCACTCAATAATAGCACCACCAGTTACATTAATGTTTTGCCCTTCAAACCAATCACTAGCACCAGTAACATCCAGTGAAGATGTCCATGCTGTTGATTGTCCAGCAGTTGTAACGCCAAGATTCTTATCGGTTCCAAACCTATAAACACCAGAATCTGCGTAATCTACATTTTCTACTGTTCCGTTAGCATCAATGTGATGTGTTAGTTTGACTGAAATGGTTCCTGTTCCAATATCAGTAACAGTACCTTTAAATTGTCCAGTTAATGGAGTTGTTCCACCAACACCTACTGCTACAGCATCATCTGGAACATCTTGAGTTACTACAGATCCTATTGTTATACCGTCTGAACTATTAGTAGTAGTAACACCAAGAACCTGGTCAGCAAGACCATCAATGATTGCTACCTTAATACCATTTGCCCATGTTCCTGGGTTCTTAGCAGCAACTATACAACTCGAATATGCTGTCTCGTCATATCCTAATTGCTGATAATGCTCACCACCTTTAATTTTGATGTCATCTCCATCATCAGTAGCATTTCTTATTGTTTGATCATCTGCTCGAACAATTTGCATTGTTCCACCATAAGCAAGAAAAGATGAGGCAACCATCCAGTGCTCAAAATGCTTGTCTGTACTATATGGTCTACCAAAAGTCTGGAGCAGATCCTCCTCACTTTCAATTAACTGTGGATCTCCTATAGGTCCCTTTTCAAATGGTGCTACCAACGCTCCGATTGATCCACTAGTAGAATCAACTCGCCCAATTGTTAGATCAACCTCTCTTACAACAATACCAGGAGATGCTAAATTTAGTGGCATCTTTTCTGTCTCCGAATTCTCAGATTATTACTGAAATTATTTAGGGAAAGACCCTTTTTCATTGGGGAAACGGTGCATGAACATTACCAATCTGGATATTGCCAATCAATATTTTTCTTTTTAGGTTTTCTATTATTAACTATTCTTTTTACTGTACATACCTTACATTCATAAGAATATGATGATTGATTTCTTCTATTTTTTCTAGTAAGATAAAAATCCTCCACCAAATCTTTAACTTTACCACAAGATCTACATTTTCTTTCTTGTAATAATAAAAGATGGGTTGCCT